GCGGGGTCCGTGATGAACGGCGCCCGGATCATCCGGGACCCCGCCAGCACGGCGAACGTGACCGTCAGCCAGACGCGCGGCAGCGGAAGCCTGATCCAGGGTCCGGGGGCGACGAGCGGCAGCCTGGCGCTGACGGCTTGTGACATCAACGCGCTGGGGACCGTGATCACCCAGAACGGCCCGGGGTCGATCCTGGCCAACAGCTGCCGCCTGGCGGCCAACATCAGCAACGCGGCCACGGCAACGCGCGGCATGTCGATGGTCGGCTGTGACCTGGTCGCGGGCACACTGCTTCAGTCCCGGACCGGCGGCACCGGCACGGACAATATCCAGTACCTGACGCTGCGTTCCGCCTTTTCGGTGGTCACCCTGGCTGGCGCCGTGGACCCTGGCGGGAACCAGACGCCCGTCAACTTCGTCACGGTGGAATCCGGCGGCCAGCTGAACCTGACCGACCCGGTGGGCTCGTCCGGTACCTGCTTCCAGAACAGCCACGTGTCTTCGAACGCGTTCGTGTCCGGTACCGGCACGGGCCTGGTCAGCGCGTGTCGCTTCAGCGCTCACGCGACGGTGAACCTGGGCGCCTTCAGCCATGACGGCTGTGTGGTGGACGGCGGCTTCACGGTGACCGCCACGGCGGGCAACATCAACGCACTGGCCAACAAGTCGTTCAACGACTGGACGTGAATGGACTGTTAGACTGCTTCCCATGAACAACATGACGGAAGCACAGGTGGCGTGGGTGGCGGGGATCATCGAAGGCGAAGGGACCATCGTGTGGGCGGACGGCCGCGCGAAGTACGCGGCCTTCAAAGTCCACATGACGGACCAGGACACCGTTCAGCGTCTGCACGCCTGGACCGGCCTAGGGACGGTGACGGACCACCGCCCGCGCACCGACCGGCACAAGGCTTCGTGGCTGTGGTCCGTCCAGCGTCAGGACGAGTTCCTGGCGCTGGCGGCGGCCGTCGAACCGTGGCTCATGTCGCGGCGCACCGCCCGGTTGCAGGAAGTACGCGCCAGCCTGCTGGCCCATCGCGAAGGTGTGGCGTCCCGGAAGGCCAGCCGCTATCCGGCTGGCGAAGGGGTGTGCAAGAACGGGCATGACCTGTCTGTGGCGGGCGTCATGCCGAAGTACGGCAACCGGTGCGTGCAGTGCCACCGGGACAGTGCGCGGTTGGCGCACCAGCGGAAACAGACGAAGTAGGGGACATCATGACGCTGCACAATTCAGACGCGCTGATCCTGGAAACGGTCGGGGACCCGACCCCGTCCCTGCCCGATCCGACCACCGTCGGCGGCCGGACGCACGAGCTGGTGAACGCGGGGGTGTCAGCGGCCGTCTGGGGCTCTACGGGCGCGACGCCCTTCCAAGTGGACGGCGCACCCGTCGCAACGCTCACAGTGGCCCGTGGGGCGTCTGCTCGGGTGCAGAGCGACGGCGTCCGCTGGGTCGTCATCCGGGCATCCGGCACGCGGCGCATCTTCGCGGGGAAGGGCACGAGCGACGGAAGCGGGAACGTCACATTCACGTTCACCCCGCCGTTCCCGACCATTCCGGTGGTCAGCCCTGCGATCGAGACGACGAACACCAACGTGACGGAAGCGCGCATCACCGCGCTGTCCGCGTCGTCCTGCACCGTGAACGTCAGGCAGTCGCCCGGGGTGGTCATCCTGGGCATCAGCGTGCTTCAGGTCCCGCAGCCGCTGAGTGGCGCGACCGTGCACCTGACTGCGACGGAAGCAGGCCAGGGCTGACCCGCCAGAGCCGCTGAGTGGCCGCAGGAACGACGAAGGCGCCGGAACCCCACCAGGGTTCCGGCGCCTTCCTGCTGGGCTGTCAGGCGCCCAGCGTGGCCTTCCAGGCGGCGCGGTCGATCGGGGCGAAGTACCCGTCCGTGGCGCCGATGCCGTCCGAGACGTACCGACCGTACGCCTGCTCGTCCTGCCAGGTCCAGGCGGCCAGACGCTCAGCGTCGCGCCGGTAGCTGACGGCCGCGCGGACCGGGTGGCGCGGGTCGCTGGTGTGGAAGGTGACCATCCGGCCCCGGCTGTTGCGGAAGCGGTACGGCGCGTCCCCGTGTGCTTCGGCGGCTTCGGCCTTCGCCAGCAGCTCGACCGCGCCAGCTCGAACCTGCTCGACCGCACCGGCGTACACAGCGGCGGGGTCCACGGCTTCGGCCACCGCCTCTTCGTCGGCCACCAGCTCGTCCAGCAGCTCGATCGGGTCCACGTGGGTGTCTTCGATCCACTCACCCCAGGCCGTGTCCAGGTCGGCCGCCCGCTCGTCGCGGACCTTGACCGCCCAGTCCTGCGCCGCCTTCGCGGTCATCTCAGTGGCCGCCTGCTCGGCAACGATCCGGCCGCCCATCATCAGGCTGGCGGTCCCGCCACCGATGACCACGTACACGTTCTGTCCGTCGACCTGCATCGGACGGCTGTCGCGGATGGTGCGGGCGCCCGGCTCGTTCACGGTGATCTGCATGGTGTCCCTCGTTCCTTCGCTGCGGTTGCTTACAAGGAAGACAGTACATGAAGCCATGTTGCATTGCAACCCCTGTCTGGAAAGTCGGGACGTCCCGCGTTTCCCGCGTTTCGCGGGAAGGTCGTTTCCGCAGGTCAGCGGCCAGATGGAAGGCAGATGTCCCGCGTTCCCGCGCCAGAACCAAAGACTTCCCATAGGGGTACATGTACTCGTTCCCGTAACGGTATGTGCGCGCGCGTGCACGTAACGTGATCGTGGAACGTGGAAGGTGTATGTATGTAGAGGTCTTTGGTTCTGGCGCGGGAACGCGGGAAGAAGAAGCCACAAACACCGTCTGACCTGCGGCTTTCCCCTTCCCGCGAAACGCGGGAAACGCGGGACGTCCCCGCTTTCAGCGGGCGCCTGCTCGTCGCGGTCCGGCCAGCTGTCCGCCGGTAAGCTGGTGACCACCGCCACCAGGGAAGGAACCGCCGATGCCGCGCCGCATCACCATGAAGCAGCGTCTGTTCCGGCTGCTCGGGATCGTCAGCCCTTCCGGGGCGTACCCGTTGCCACCGCGCTGGGCTCTGTCCCGGAAAGGTCGGGACACCTGGTACCCCGGGCCGGTCGTCGCGGCGGGTGACCGCAGCGTGGCCGCTGGCGGGGACATCGGCTTCGTCCGTACCGGCTGCGCCTGCGGCCAGGTCTGCATCTGCGGTCCCGTCGGCTCTGGTCCGCTGACCGACTTCCGCCATGACCCGCCCAGGCACGTCTGTGCGGCCGTCTGCCAGCCTGCGGACGGCGGTCCGGCCACCTGCTTCACGGCGCGCCCGTACGGCCGCCAGGAAGGCGGCCGGGGATGCTGATCGACTACTTCCGCATTGGTGAGAACGAGCTGTGGAACAGCGCGCGGCTTCAGGCGTATCTGCGGAACGTCGGGTCCCCGTTCACCACTGGTGCGTCCATCTGCGCGTGCGAGACGCTGACACCCGCGATGGTGGGTGAAGAGGACGGTGTGTACACCACCCCGGCGGATGACCCCGCACCCTGGTACGACCCGGACCTTCCTGTGTCCGGTGAGTTCCTGGGGCTGATGGTGCTGGACGTCTCGGGCATCGACGGCAGCACCCGTCAGCGCAACGTCACGAACGCGGTTGGCGGCGGTGGTGTCTTCGGCCCGAGCAGGGCACTGCCACGCACCATGACCGTGTCCGGGGTACTGATCGGTACCACCTGCTGCGGCGCGGACTACGGCCTTCACTGGCTGGCCGAAGCGCTCGAAGGCTGCTCGGGGTCCGCCTGCGGCGGGGACTGCGTGACGGTGTACAACTGCTGTCCGCCGGAAGGGACCACGCCCGAAGAGTTCGAGCAGCAGCACAAGCGGACGTTCGTCCGGACCGCGCTCGTGTCCGGGCCGACCGTCACCGGCCGCCGCGCCACCGGGTCCTGCGAACGCGGGACGTGCACCCTGGGCGGGGACCTGATCGAAGTTGAGATCGTACTTACGGCTGCGTCCCCGCACCCGTGGACAGAGCCTGTTCCGGTCCTGGACGTCGGTATCCCGATCGGCGGTACGGGCGACTGCATCGAATGGTGCCTTGCCCCGGGCGGCTGCACGTCCGCTGACTGCATGTTCAGCAACTGCGAAGCGGACCCGTCGCTGTGCTCGGACCCGAACCTGGTGATCCCCCAGCCACCCCAGCCGTCGCTTCCGTCGGCTGGCTTCTGCGTGCCGATCGGTCCCGAAGTCGCCTGTTACGCGGTCGACTTGTCCGGCCGTCCGGCCTGGTCCACAGACGTCCCGATCGTCACCATCACGAGCGGAAGCCGGGAACTGCGCAACGTCCGCGTGGTGATCTACGAACGGCCCAGCAGCCTGGCCACGGCGACCTGTGACGAAGTTGCGGCCAACCAGCGGTGCTCACCGGTGAACGAGTTCTACGTGACGTACATCCCCGCGTCCAGCGCGGTGACCTTCGACGGTCGGACCGGCTTCGCCACCACCGAATGCCGGGGTCAGTGCGAGAACAGCACGACGGCCTACGGTGACCAGAACGGTGGCCCAGTTCAGTTCAACGAGATGTCGTGTGCGCAGTTCTGCCTGTGCATCGAGTCGGACACGACGCAGCCGCCAGCAGCGGACGCGGCCGTGTCGTTCAGCGTCGCCGGTCGGGGGTACTGATCCATGGCCCAGCTCGGGTGTTCCACGCACACGTACGTGGTGCGCGACCGCGCTGGTGCGCGCGTCAGCGCGTCCGGCATCCTGACGTCGGTGGAATGGCACCGGGTTCTGGACGACGCTTCCACGGCTCGTGTGAGCATCGCTGGCGGCGCCGACTGCTGCGGTGACCTGTCCGGCTTGCGCACCTGGCGCCAGACCCTGGACATCTACCGGGGTGAGAAGTTCGTCTGGTCCGGCCCGATCACACAGATTGAGTGGACCACCACCGGGGTCACGATCGACGCGGTGGACATCATCGGCCTGCTGGACCGGCGCGTCCCCCACCAGGACTTCACCTTCACCGGCACGGACTTGAACCAGATTGCCCGGCAGCTGATCGAAGACGGCTTTGCCCCGGACGATCCGGGCCACAGCGTCACGATCGTGGGTCCCGCTGGCGTTACCGGCGGGCGCCAGTACAGCGCTGGCGTGGGCCAGACAGCCGACCACCTTCGGGACCTGGCAGAAACGGGGATCGACTTCACGGCGGTGGGGAACAACATCGTCCTGTTGCCTGAGACTTTCTGCGCCGTGGTCGGCCGTCTGTCGGACGTGGACATGCCGGAAGGGCTGATCGTCGCGGAAGACGGTACGGCGCTGGCCACGAAGTGGTACGTGGCCGGACAGAACGCGGACGTGGTCGGTGTGGCCGGTGGGTCGGACGCGTATTACGGCCTGCTGGAACGCTACATCGAGCAGACGTCCGTGACGGACTCGGACTCGGCGCAGCAGGCCGCTGAAGCGAAGCTGCGCGCCAGCTCGTCCGCACCGGTCTTCATCGACACCCAGCAGGTCACGCTGTCCCCGACTGCCCCGGTGGCCGTGGAACAGCTGATCCCCGGCTGGTGCCTGGATATCACGAGCGCGGGCACGTGCCGTCGCATCACGCAACGGCTGAAGATCGTGGGTGTGGACGTGACCGAAACGGGCGGCACCGGGAACACCGCCGGACAGGAACAGGTTCAGGTCCAGGTGGCCGCGTCCAGTGCTGAGACGAGCTAGGCGCAACAGCCTGCAACGCGCCCTGACCTGGGGTGCAGCAGGTGCGCAACACCCAGAGCGCCACGGCTGCAACGCCGTGGCGCAACGTGCGACGGAAGGACGCGACGGTGGCAGCACGTGGACGACGAGTACCGGGCAACCCGCTGGCCAGCAAGCTGCGGGACATCGAGCTACGCAGCCGCCCGAACCGCATCGGTCCGGCCGGTGCAACGGGTGCAGCAGGTCCGCCCGGACCCCCGGGACGCAACGGGGAAGATGGTGCAACGGGTGCGACGGGACCCGCCGGTCCACCCGGCCAGGACGGCGACGGCATCAAGGGGCGGACCACGGTCACCACCGGCGCCGACGGGACGGCCACGTGGACCTTCGGCTTCGTCAACCTGTCCACCCCGCAGATCATGGCCGTGGCGCAGTCGTCCGGGCCCGTAATCGTCACGATCACAGGGCTGTCCCTGTTCCAGGTCCAGATCACCGCGTGGACGGTGTCCGGCCTGCCGCTCGTCGGCGCTGTCGTCCACCTGGCCGCCTTCGAGTAAGGCGACCGGCCGCACGTAGACTGAAGCCACCACAGCCACCGCCGGAAGGAAGCAGCGCATGGCCCGCATCTGTGTGGACGAAGACGACTTCACCGTTGACAGCGGCGGGGTCCTGCACCTGTCCGATCGTGTCGGAAGCCAGGAACTGCTGGCCTTCACCACCGTCGGGAACTTCACCTTCGACCCCGCCGCGTTCCCCGGCCTGAAGTCGGTCCGCGTCGTCGCGGTCGGCGGCGGCGGTGGTGGCGCCGGTGCGAACGCGTCGGCCGGTGAAGCGATCGTCCGGGCGGGTGGCAGCGGCGGCGGGTACAGCGAATCGGTGTTCAACGTCGCGGACCTGGTCGGTGTCCAGGGCATTACGGTGGGCGCCGGTGGCGCCGGTGGCGACGGGAACGAGCCGGGCAACGACGGCAACGCATCCAGCTTCGGCGGGTCGCTCGTCGTCGCCCCGGGCGGGAAGGGGTCCGTGGCCAGCCAGACCAGCGGCACCGGCGCGGCCGGTGTGACCGGCACCGGTGGCCCGACCGCCGGAACGGGCCAGATCCGCCTGGGTGGCGGGGTCGGCCACGGTGCCATCCGGCTGGACGCAAACTCGGGGCTGTCCGGCGCGGGCGGGGACTCGGGCGGCGGCATGGGTACCGGCGGCGGCGCCCGAGCGTCCGAAGGCGGCGCGTACGGCCCCCGTGGCTTCGGCAGCGGCGGCGCGGGCGCGTTCTCGATCGGCGCCAACCAGGTGGGCGGCCAGGCCAACAACGGCGCCGTCTTCCTGTACTTGCAGTTCTGACACGAGCGGACGGAAGGACGAGCACATGGCACGTTGCGGATGTGGTGGTGAGTGCAGTTGCGCGCTGACCGCTGGCGACAACATCCAGGTCAGTGGCAGCGGTACACCCGCAGTCCCCTGGGTGGTCACCGCGCTGACCGACTGCGCGGAAGTGCGACAGTGCATCAGCGGTGACGACGGTATCGACTACGACGACACGACCGGGGTCATCGGCGTGTGCGTCTCACCCAACGCAGGGAACAACATCACCCGGGACGCGAACGGCTGCCTGTTCGTCGCGGGCGCGCCCGGGACGGTCGAAGTCGGGTGTGGCCTGGTCGGTGACGGCAGCGCGGGGACCCCGGTCACCGTGAATACCCCGGCCTGGCCGTTCACCTGCGACCCGACCGCGAACGGGTCGGCGGTCACCTGTGACGCGAACGGCCAGCTTCGGGGTGAACCGCCGTACCACACGTACTACTTCCAGAGCCTTCAGCAGCAGGACTTCCCCGCGAACCCCGCAGTCCCCGCCGGGGACGATGTCGTGGTCCACACGTTCAGCTTCGACGTGACGAACCCCGATCCATGCCGCCCGATGCGCGTGCTTCAGTGGCGTGACCTGGACGTGGACTTCAACCTTCCGGCCGGTGCGGACGCGGCCAGCGGCATCAGCACTGACGAGATGACGCACGTCACGAACCACGGCACCGCGACCGCCTTCGACCAGCACACACAGGTGGGCAAGGTGACGCAGCCGAACGCGACGCTGGCGCCCGGTGCCACGGTCACGCTGACGATCGAAGCCGCGCTGGGGAAGGGCACCGGCGGCGCCACGTACAACCGCATCCAGGGCACGTTCCGTGTCTGGATGATGCCAGTCTGACCAGGAAGGACGGAACCATGGACGACAACGGGATGATGTACCTGGCATTCCCGGACGGCAGCTTCCGGGGCGTCAGCTCGACCCCGCAGCCGGGCACCACGCAGCGCGTGCCGGACGGCGCCACCGAGATCACGCGGGACCAGTACGTGGCGCTGGCTGAGCGGGCGCGCGTGGCGAAGGCCGCGTACCAGGACGAACTGCGCGCGGCCGACACGGCGCGCCAGCGCGCCGACTACGACGCGTTGCGCGCGGTGAACCTGCCGGACGACCTGGCGCGCCGCCTGTCCGGCTTCCGGGAAGAGGTGACTGTCTGATGCCCGTGGACGTCTGTTCGCTGAAGGTGGCCATCTCGCAGCTGGTCCAGCCGGACACCTGGACGATCGTGCGCTTCCCGTTCGACGCCACCGGGGAATCCACGGACACGCTGAACATGCACAGCGCGACCCGTCCGGCGCCCGGTGGCCCGGTCAGCAACTGGGCCACGGACGACCGCTCGGGGCTGATCTGGCCGTCCCGGGCGGGGTGGGGTGAGCTGAAGGGCATCGCTCAGTGGGCGGCAGCAGGGGCGCAGCTGAACCCCATGGACGCCACCGAGTACCGGGACCAGTTCGTTCGCAACCCGCTGAGTTACGCGGGCGCCGGTCCGGCCGTGGACACGACCGCGACGGACCACCGGCCGCCGACCCCGGGCGGCCAGTTCTTCACGAAGTCCTGGGGCATCTTCGTGGACCCGACGGTCCCCCTGGCACTGCGGGTGTACCACAACGCCAGCGAAGCGCTGAACCTGACCCTGGCGGAATTCAAACTGTCAATCACCTACTAGGGTGGGACATGTGAACACCATCGGGGACATCGTGACCGCGTACGCCACCACGCTGGCGGGCATCGGGTGGGGCCTGTACCTGCTCGGGTCCGCTGTCGTGGTCGGCGGGACGCTGGCCATCGAACATGTACGGACGAAGGGACAGAGCGATGCCTGAGCCTGGGACGGCCGCCGCATTCCTGGCCGCGCTGAAGCGCTTCGGCGTGGTCGTGGTCGAGACGAGCGGCTGGCGCACGCACAACCGCGACGACGAGACGGGGAAGGACTTCGGCCCCGTTCACGGGGTCATGGTCCACCACACAGCCGGTGTCGAAAAGGGCGCCGTCAGCTTCTGCAAGAACGGTTCCGCGAAGCTGCCCGGTCCGCTCTGCCACGGCGTCATCACGAAGGACGGCCGCTGTCACCTGGTCGGCTGGGGTCGCACGAACCACGCGGGTGGCGGGGACCCCGACGTCCTGGCCGCAGTCAAGGCAGAGCGGTACCCGCTGCCGAAGCCGGACAAGCACGACGGCAGCCCCGGGGCGGTCGACGGCAACGACGTCTTCGTTGGCTTCGAGTGCGTCAACAAGGGTGACGGGGAAGACCCGTGGCCGGACGAGCAGCTGGACGGCATGAAGCGCGCCGTGGCGGCCGTCTGCTGGCTGTACGGCTGGTCCGCCAGGTCGGCGCTGCGTCACATGGACTGGTCCGACTGGAAGAGCGACCCGAAGGGCGTGGACTGGGACGAGTTCCTGGCCGACGTGCAGCAGCTGCTGGACGACGAGCGCGGCACCGACCCGGACCCCGGGCAGCCGCCGAAGCCGGAAGAGCCGAAGCCGCTTCCGCTCGTCAGCCTGAAGCACGTCGTGGCCGCCGCGAAGCGGGACCCCGAGCTTCCCCAGGGCGGCACCACGCACAAGGCGGAAGTCCTGCTGGTGGAACGCGCGCTGGCACAGCTGGGCTGGCTGGACGCGGCCTGGGCGGACGGCAGCTTCGGCACGAAGACGAAGGCCGCGTACCGGCTGCTTCAGCGGCATCTGGGGTACACCGGCGCGGACGCGGACGGCATCCCGGGCAGCCACAGCCTGACCTGGCTGGGACAGCGCTCGAAGCTGTTCCGGAAGGGTGCGTGAGCACATGAGCGACGGCCTGAACGTGGCCGCTGAACTGGCAGGGCTGCGGGGTGACATGAACACGGGGTTTGCCCGGATCGAAGGACAGCTGGGCCAGCTGGTCCAGTCGGACGCGCAGCGGCAGCGGGACCTGGACGAGCTGGAAAACCGTGTGGCTGCGCTCGAAGCGCGCCGGTGGCCGGTGGCTGGTGTCGCGGCCGTCAGTGGCGCTGTGAGCGCCGTTGTGGCCGCCGTGGCGCTGCTGGTCCAGTGAGCGGCTGAGAACGCGCCAGGGCCCCCGTACCGTCGCGGTACGGGGGCCCTGTGCTGTGCGACTTCGTCAGCGCCGGTGCGCCAGGTCCCGAGCGTCCGTGAACCCCGCCGTCTTCGGGTCGCCCACGAACGCGGCCAGCGCGCTGTACACCACCTGAAGCGCGGCGGGGACGGCGGCCAGGCCAGCGGCCTTCAGCGCGGTCAGGTCCGTGAAGTCGAAGCCGTCGGCCAGCAGCAGGCCCACGAACGCCAGCGCCCAGGCGGCGGCCGTGCGCTCGATCAGGTCCTTCAGGAACGGGGGCATGGGTTGTCTTCCCTTCGTCGGTCGTACCCCTATCGTACGACCAGACGCCCCGGGACACTGGCCGTCCCGGGGCGTCTGGCTGCTGCGCCTACAGCTCGAAGAGGCGGAAGCAGGACGAGCAGCGGTGAAGGTACAGACCCGCCACCCAGTCGTTGATCAGTGAGTGGTCCGCGCGGTCGGCGCCGCAGTCGCTCTGTCCCTTCGCGGGGTTCGGCTGCTCGATCCCGACCACGCGACCGGCCCGGTACAGCAGCCGCTGGCTGGCGCCCGGGACCCAGTGGCGCAGCTCAGCGCGGACGATGGCCTGGAACATCTGGCGCGCTTCCGCGTCCACGTCGTCCGCCAGCACCACCACGGCGGTTGCCGGTGCCTTCGCCAGCTTGTCCAGCTTGCCCAGGGTCCGGCTGTCCTGGTCGGTGTAGCCGTCTTCGTGGTGCATCCGGTCCCCCACCACGTCCACGATGTGGTTCAACATCTGCCGGTCCTCTTCCGTGAACAGGATCATGACTCGTCCGCCTTCCGTACGTCGTACCCGGTGAACTCACCCAGCGCCAGGCACAGAGCGACCGCGTGGGTGATGTTGCGGGCGCCCAGCGCTGCCTTCGCGCGCTTCAGGCCGGTGTTCACGGTGTTCACGGTGACCACCTGCTTCGCGGCCGACTCAGCAGCCGTCAGGCCACGCGCCGCGTCCAGCAGGTACTTCCGCTCGGCGGGGTGCAGTGCTCGCGTGTGGCCGCCCTTCCCGCCGTACGGCGCCCGCTGCTTCCCGGCCACAGCACGATCTGTCGTCACAGCCGGACCCCTTCCGCGCGAAGGCTGGCCAGCGCTTCGATCATCGCGGCTTCCATCACGCTGCTGTTCCGGGTCAGCTCGACACAGATCAGTTCCAGGTCCAGCGGGATGTGCGCCAGCTTCGGCGCGACCTGCCGGACCCGGTCGAAGGTGGACAGGAACAACTGCTGGTCGCCCCAGCTGTCGAGCCGCGACGCCCGGTCGGCCGCGATGTCCGCGACCGACCGTGACGTCTGGCTGATGCCGCGACCGGTGTTGATGCTGCGCATCAGGACCAGTCCCCTTCACTCAGCTGGCCGATCATCTTCATGACTTCCTGGGCACCGGTGATGTTGCCCGCGTCCATCAGCCTGTCCCACACCTGGTTCAGCGTGGCGCGCCGGACCGTGGCCGGGGACATGACCTGGGCGTCCAGCGCTTCGAGCCGCGCGGCCACCGCGTCCGCCTTCGCCTTCAGTTCGCGGATCTCTTCACCCGCCTTGTCCAGCCGCTGCCCGGTGTCGGCCAGCCGCTCGGACAGCTGCTTCCGGCCCTGGCTGGCCAGCGTCCGCTTCACGGGCTGCGGGTCGGTGCAGGGCGTCTTCGCGCCCATGCGGTGCGACCACCAACCAGGCTCGTCTTCCGGGTCCACCTGCTCGATCGGCTCACCGCAGATGCAGAGCGCGGGGACGTCCAGGTCCACCACGACGTCTTCCACGGTGCGCGCGCTCAGCGCGGCGGCGCGGCGGTTCTCGCGGGTGTCCGCGTGCCGGTGGACGCCGTCGATGTGCGTCTGAAGCCGGGACCGGGACGGCCTGACTTCCGGGCAGTACGGGCACTTCAGGTCGGTCATCTGTGGTTCCTTCCTTCGCGTTGTGTCCAGTATGCACGAACGACGGCCGCCGGTCAATATCTGGTGAACGGCGGCCGTCGCGTGTCTGGTCAGTGGTCGCGCTTGATGTGACCCTGGATGCCTGCTCGGGTGGCGCGCGTCTGTGAGCAGTGCGGGCAGTCGTAGCCGGTCACGGGGTCCCCTTCGCGGACAGGTGCTGGACGACGTACGGACGGACGAGCGCGGCGGGCGCCGGTCCCCGGCTGAACCAGGTGAATCCGGCGGGACAGCCGCAGTGCGGCGGGAAGTGCGGCGGGTTGGTGCAGTTGTGCACTATGGCAGGCTTCACGCGTTGACCCCTTCGGTGTGCTTCGGCTTCCGCGACCGGCGGACGCGGGCGGTGTTGCAGGCGCGGCAGTACAGCGTCAGGTCCGGTTCCACGCGCCCGTGCTCGTCCCAGCTGTGACCGGCCGACGGGCAGACGTCCCAGGGCTTGTCCCAGCCGTACAATTCCCGGACCTGAAGCCGGACCTGGCGGCGCTCGATGTCGTCCAGGACGTGGTCCGGGGCGACACAGTGGCGGACGTCGCAGTCGGCGCGGCACATGCCGACCGGACGGCGGCCGGTGCGCAGCTCGAAGGCTACGGCCGCAGCCGGAATGACGCGGCCACCGTGCTTGATGATCGGCCGGTCCTGGTGGCCGCGCCGTCCGTCCCAGGTGACGTGTCCTGCCCGGTCCGGCTGGCTGCTGCCTTCCGCCAGCTTCTGCTTCAGTTCGCTGTCCATGTGTTACACCCTAGATGCAGCAGTGGCCCGAGTCAACATCTGGTGACCAGAGATCGAAGTACGACGAAGGCCGGACACTGGATCTTGGGTCCGGCCTTCGGCTGCCGTGTCATTCCGACTGGTCCACCAGGACCACCGTCGTGCGCTCGTCGTCCAGGTCATCCCGGCATTCCAGCGCGTCGTTCAGCCACTCGACCGCGTTACGTCCCAGGTCGCGCGGGTCGCTGTAGCTCTTCACGTCGTCTGTGGTGACCACCGTCACCAGGAACTGCACCCGCATCAGCCGATGCGCGGGCGCGTGATCGGGCCGGTGGCCTGGTACGCCTCACGCGCGGCGGGGTCGCTGGCGGTCATGTCGTCCGTGGACTTCCCGCGTGGCGTCGCGGCAGCCCGAGCGGCCTTCCGGCGCAGCGCGCGCCGCTCGTCGGTGGTCAGTCCACCCCAGATGCCGAAGGACTCGTTGCGCGCCAGCGCTTCGTCCAGGCACTGCTGCCGGACCGGGCAGACGTTGCAGACGTCCCGCGCCAGCTTCACACCGTCCGCGTCCCCTTCGTGCGGGAACATCAGCGGCTTCCCCGGCTTCGCGCACTCTGCGGACTGAGCCCAGCTCTGTTCCCCGCTGGGACGGAAGTTGACGATCTGTGCACCCATGCTGTGGTTCCCTTCGCGGTACGGGGACCGGCCGGTGGTGGCCGGTCCCCGGTGGGTCGGTCGGTCGGTCAGGCGGTGGCGTACGCCAGCATCTGCGTGCGGGCCAGCGCGTACTTCGGGGCGCGCGGCCGGTAGGCGGCCACCAGCTGGGCGAACTCGTCCAGGGTGTAACGGCGGGCGCCCTTCACCGGCTTCTTCCACATCTTCTGACCAGCGGCGTTCCGGCGGAACATCCGGGCGGGGGTGCCGGTGATGCCGCAGGTCTTGCCCTTCGAGCGCAGCGCGCCCGCCACACCGCTGGCGTCGTTGTCGAAGACGCCCGCTCGGCGCGCGTGGCTGGCCAGCGTGTGCGGCTTCTTCGCGGCGCGGTTCTCGGCGCGGCGGTTGCGGATGATCTGGCGGGCGGTGCGGCTGCTGGCGTTCATCTTCGGTTCCTCGCTTCTGTCGCTGTTGCTGCTGCGGTGTTGCTGTGTCTACGACTATACCCACACCCACCCAGGAATGCAACACACCCCGGGAAAGTTTCTTCCCGGGGTGTGTTGGCGGGTCGGTCAGCTGGCGCGCGCCGCGTCCAGCACAGCCAGCCAACGACGCTCGTCCAGATACGCCCAGTCGTTCAGTTCGCTGGTCGGCGCGATGGCGTATGTGCTGGTCAGCACGTCGATCAGCAGCAGCTCACCCGCGCGGTTCAGCGCCAGCGCGTGGAACTTCCACTGGTCCCCGCTCGGGTCGTACTTCACGATCAGGCTGGGGACCGTGCGGCCGTCGTTGCCCCTGATGCCGGACATGGCCTGGTGCGTCTTGTGCGACGGGTCCACGTGCGCGCTGGCCAGCTTGTAATCCACCAGCAGCGCCACGGCGCCCGAGCGGCCGACCACGGCCAGGTCAATGTCCGCGCACGGGTTGCGCAGACTGAACGGCACCCGAAGCTGGTCCGTCGGCTCGGGCTCGTACGCGCGGCGCCGGACGCTCATGTCCTGCCCCGGCCAGCCGGTGACCGCCTGCTGGCCGTCGTACTGAAGCCAGGGCGCCGTGCTGAAGGTGACCCCGAACGGTTCCAGGTCCGGCATGACGCGACCGCGCAGCCGGTACAGCAGCCGCGCGAAGTGGTGTTCCGTGACGGCCAGCCAGCCGCTGGTGCCCAGCAGGTCCCGCGCCGCGCCGTTGTGGCCGAACAGCCGGAAGGCCCAGTTGCGCGGGTCGTACTGCGCCGTCAGGAACGGCAGCTGGGGGCCGTCGTCCCGCCGCAGGCTGGCCACGGCTTCGAAGGCGCGGCCGACGTCTTCGCCACGGGGAAGAGGCCGGTCCCGCCGAACGTAGTTGATGACCGCCAGGGCTTCGCCCCGGTCGTACTCGACCATGGGCAGGTCCATCCCCGCCAGCGGCAGGTTCAGCCCGTAGGCCGCGTGCGTGATGGCCAGGCGTCCGTCCCGCCAGCCCGAGTCATGCCGCCTCACAGCGCACCGCCAGCGGGGTGTCCCTGGACCACGGGCGCGGCGGTGACCGCGTCGGCCAGCGCGTTGGCCTGCTGCCGCTTGTGCTCTTCGCGCAGCGCGGTCAGGCACACGGTGCGCCACAGCTGCTCTGCCTGGTGGCACAGGTGCGGCTGGCAGTCGCGGCAGCCGTCCAGGTGCGTGTCAAAGATGGTCCGGGCCACGGCGACCGCGCCACCGGCGCCAGTGCTCGTGTCCAGCTTCCGTCCGATCATGGTCCCTCTTCCGTCGCTGCTGCTGTTGCTGAGCGGGGGCGGCTGGACTCGAACCAGCGACATACCCGGCCAGGCCCAGCGGGTCCATGGCGCGGGGTGCTCTGCCAACTGAGCTACGCCCCCACGACCGAAGGGGCGGCCGTCGTGGTGACCGGCCGCCCCTTCGGGCGGTGCTACGCCTTGACCGCGAACGGGTCGTCCGACTCGGGCGCGGCGGTGGCCTGCTCGACCACGCGACCGGCCAGGAAGTCGCGCGCGGCCTGCTTCTGCTCGTCGGTGGGCGCGGCCAGGATGTACGGCGCGTTCTGACCCTTCTTCGCCTCACCCTTCGCGATGACCCCGAGCAGCTTCCGGCCGCCCTGGATCTTCCGCTTCAGCTGGCCGATCAGGGACCCCTGGAAGATCATCACGTCCTGGTACTCGGCGCCGTTTTGGGACAGGACGACCAGGTCCGTGACCACGGCGTCCTTCGTGCCGAAGTCCGTCTGAACCTCTTCCACGTACTCGGTCGGGGTGAACAGGACCAGTTCGCCCAGCAGGTCCTTCACGGCCACGTACGCCCCGGCGGTGTCGAACTCGTCGCGCTGCGTCATGCTGCTGCCTCTTTCTTCTGCGGTACTGCTTCGGATGGACCGGCCAGCGCTTCCAGGTTCGAGATACCTTCCAGGCGCGGCCGGTGTGAAGTTGTGTCCGGACCCGTTGCCTGGTGGGCTGCGGCACTTCGTCCGCTGGTCCGGTGCGGGAAGGGAACGGCTTCTGCGTAGTCCGCCGGTCGATGCTGCGTCGGGGTGTGGGGCTGAAGCCCCGTGCCGGACGCTCGAACGGTTCAGCGTTTCGGCTTTCCCGTTCCCTTCCCGCTGCTCTTATTCTTGCATGGTCTGGGCGGCCGTGTCAACAGCCGCCCAGCACCAGTTCCTAGCTGCCCATGGCCTGCTGCGCCTTCGTCAGCTCAGCCGCCAGCAGCCGCGCCTGACCGGCCAGCCGCTCGTTCCACTGGCCGAAGGCACGCGCCCGTTCGGCCACGGAAACGAGCTGGGGGACCGTGTGCGCCGCGTTCAGCTCTTCCAGCCAGGCCGCGTCCGTGTCGACCGCGTCAGCGCGGTACAGGTCCGCCTGGAAGACCTGGGACACGTGCTTCGCCTTGATCCGACGCGCCTGCCGCACTTCCAGGCAGACCCGGTTCAGCTCGTGCCCCTGGGACAGGTCGATCCGATACACCGTGACTTCGTCGCGGGTCGACGGCAGGTGCACGACGATGCCGAAGTCCGTACGGACCTTGATCCGCTCGTCATAGCGGGCGCCGTCCCAGATGCCCGTGTGGTTGATGCCGTCTTCGTAGCAGGCCAGCTGACCCGCGATGGACGCCATGGACAGGTCCAGGCTGTCGCCGGTCTTCAGGTCCCCGATCACGTACGACCCGTCCGCCAGCTGATACACCCGGTCGAACTTCCCGGCCACTTCGTACTTCTGCGACGCGGTCACGCGCTCGATCATGTCCGGGACGACCGTCAGCCCGTTGACCCGCAGCGCGTCCAGGTACAGCTGCACGCGCGGCCGGTGGTGTGGCGGGACGGTCGCCAGCGACCCGCCCGCGTAGTCGGCCAGCTCGGTGCTGGTGTGCAGCGCGGTGCCTTCGCCGGACATCTTGTACGCACCCGCGATGTCCTGGGCGCGTTCCACGATGCGGTTCAGCCGCTCTTTGTCCTGTTTCACGTCCAGCGGCTGGATGGCTTCCACCAGGTCGGGGCGCATCGCTACGCCCTTCGCCACGTTGCGCTGCTTCCACAGTTCCAGGTGGTACGTGTCGTCCACCAGCTTGATGAAGTTGGTCACCCGCTGCCAGGACTTCGACTTCCCGTTGACGGGGTTCGGCAGGGTGTACCGGCCGCGCTTCGCCTCGGGGCGCGCGGGGTCGACGCGCTTCGGCTGCGCCTCTTCGCCCGGTGCGTCGAACTCGTCCGGGGTGTCGAAGGTGTCGGCTGTGATCAGTCCGGCCTTGTACTCGTCGGCCAGCGCTTCCATGCGGTCGTACTCGTCACCCATGCTGCTTCCTTCCGCTGCTAAGCACCGGTCACCGTTGCGACCTGTCGTGCTGAAGCAACGGTATCATGGATCTATGACAGAGAACACACCGCCACCGAAGTGGCTGTCCCGCCAGGAAGCAGCCTGCCAGCTCGGACTGACACTGGCCGATGTGGACCACCTGATCCATACCGGGCTGCTGGACCGGTACCGCATCCGGGGCCGGTACGTGCGCGTCCTGCGGTCCCAGGTGGACGAGCTGGCCCAACTGCCCACCGGGTGGCTGCAACGCGCCTGAGCGGCCACCCAGGGCTTCCGGGTGGCCGCTCAGGACGATGTGCCGGACGTCAGCCAGCGGGGTTCCAGGTCCCTTCGCGGACTTCGCGCGGCACCAGCGCTGCCGCGTCCGCGACGGCCGCAGGCACGTCGGACGTCTTCGCGGTGGCCAGCCGTGCCAGCCGGTCCGCTGCGGCGATCAGGGGGCTGGCACCCTTCCCCTTCACCGTGTCCAGGTCGGCTTCCGCTTGCTTGATGATGCCCGCCAGCAGCAGCCCGTTCAGCTTCTTCAGCAGACCCAGCGCGGTGGCGGCATGAGCCGCGTTGTACTGGCTGAAGCCACCGCGCGCCAGCAGCTCGGTGGCGGTGTCCCGCAGGTACGCCACCGTGGCCGTGACGTGGTGTGCCAGCTGCGTGCTGGCGCCCATGTCGAAGCGGGCGCCCGGAACGGTCGCCATCGCGGTAAGCGGGGTGGAAGACGTCGCGGCCAGCGTGGCGATCACGAGCGGTTCCAGCGACTCGACCAGGGCCGTGAAGTGGTCGCGGTCGTTCAGCTTCTTACGGTCCATCTTCGGCTGGTCGGTGCCCGAGCTGGTGTCCACGGTGGACAGGACGCGGCCGGTCGCGGCCAGCTCGTCCTTCAGCTGGGTGGTCACGGGGACGATCATCGGTGTGGCCATGGTGCGGTTCCTTCCGTCGGTGTGGTTGCAACACGAGCATGACACGGGGCAGGCCGCTCGTGCAACCCGCCCCGTGGAACTTCTTCACATCACGCGGCCTGCTCGTACTGTTCGCCGTAGCAGCCAGCCCAGGAACGGCTTACGCGGCTGCACCCGAACGTGATCCGGATGCCCTTCAGGTCGAAGGCCATCCCTTCCGCGATGTCCTGCGCAACCTGCTGCGCGTCCGCCTTCGGCAGGCTGATCACGATCTCGTCGTGAATCACCGCGCGGATGCGGCGCCGGATCTGCGGCGGCAGCCGCAGGATGGCTTCCGCCATCACGTCCCGGGTACCGCCCTGTCCGAGCAGCGCCGTGGCCTGGGTGTAGGCGCGGTTCCGCTCGACCCGCACCGGGCGACCGGCCCAGGTGTGCAGGATGCGGTACGAGTCGTTGGCCGGTGCCTCTTCGTCGAAGCCCAGGGCGCCCGCCGCTTCGCGGACTTCCGCCTTCCACTCAGCCAGCCGGGGGAACGCTTCCGTCATGCCCTGGATGAAGCCCTGGGCCACCGCGACGTCCACCCCGTGCTGCCGCGCCATGCCGTTGGCGCCCAGGCCGTACGAGAACCCGTGACCGAAGACCTTCGCGCGGTCGCGCAGCTCACAGCGGCACTTCACCGGCTGGCCGGTCCCGGGGCCGGTGCAGTCGGCCGCGTGCTTCGACGGGTCCGACCAGACACGCCAGGCAACTTCCGAGTGAAGGTCCATCCCCGGGGCGAACAGCTTCATGTACTCGGGGTCCTGGCACTCAGCGGCCACCACGCGCGCGTCAACCTGGTCAGCGTCGATAGCCACCAGGACTTCGTCATCCGTGTCAGCCAGGATCACTGCGCGCTCACGCGCCTTACCGCCGCGCTTGCCCAGGACGGTCAGGCCAGGGTCCTTCATGGACCAGCGGCCTGAAGCCTGGTCGGGGCCGATGTACGGATGCACGCGACCGGCAACCGTGTGGTCCTGGATGGTGCCGTACACCGTACGCTCACCGTTCATGGCCAGGATGGTGCGGCACAGCTCTGCCGCGTCCGGCTTCCGCTGGTCAAACACGCTGATCATCTGGTTCAGCACGTCCTTCGACGTGGACAGCGAACCGTCTTTGTTCGTCGGCCAGTTGGCGTCCAGTGCCTCTTCGCTGATGCCGGTAGACAGGATGGCGGCGCGGAACGCAGCCTTCCCGGGGTTCGTGGTGTGCGGCTTCTTCCCTTCGAGCGGCATCCCGTGGCGCTCGTGAAGCAGCTGCTTCCCGTCTTCCAGCCGCTGCTGCCCTTCGGCCCAGCGCTTCATGTTCAGGTCCACGTCCACGCGGGCGCCTTCGAGCGTCACGCGACCCATGGCGGTGCCGGTGTAGTGCTCACGCCGCAGGTACCGCTGGGACGCGGCAGGCTCGTCCTTCACCAGGGCGGACAGCACCCGGAACAGACCCGACTGCGCCCGGACGTCCTTCACCAGGTACCGCCGGTAATCGGGGTCGTCCTGCGGGATCAGGTGGTACCCGCCGTACAGGTCCGCCAGGATCTTCAGGACGCTGAAGCGCGCGTCCACGGTCTTGCCCGGCTTCATCTTGTTGGCGTATGCGTCGCCTTTGATCCGGCGGACGATGTCCTGTTTGCCAGCAAACCCGACTTCATCCTTCCCGTCCAGGCCGTACCGCTCGGCGGTCTCACCCAGACGGTAGTACCCGTTCGCCTGTGCGCCCTTCGCGGCCACCGGGTCCAGGTGACGAGCCACCAGCAGCGTGTCAAAGGTCTTCCGCGCCAGCTGCTCGTACTGGTCGAAGGTCACGAAGCCCTGCGACGCAAGCGCCATCAGGTCGAAGTTGATCCCGTTGTGAGCGGTGATCGCGTCGGCGGCCATCAGCGCGGCCGTCATCTCGCCGGGGTCCGTGCTGATGTTGACGGGGTCGTTCCCCAGAGCGTCGGACCAGCCGCACAGGCGGATGAAGCCGGGGCCGAAGCTGTGCAGCTCTTCGGCGGCGCCAGTCTCGATGTCGAACGCAAGCACGTGCATGTGTGGTTCCTTCCGGTGATTCAGTGTCCCGTGCTGTGACGGGTACCGGGGTGGTGTTGCTTCACAGTATCAGACAGCCGGGGTGATCGACCAGTCGGCGGTGTACCGGGTCCGCTTCGTCCGGTAGCTCGTCGTGGCGTGCACCCCGTGGCTGTGGAAGACGACCAGGCCGCGCTTCGCCAGCGCGTGAGCGGTGGCCACCGTGACGCCGTTGTAGGCGTACACCCGGCCAGCCGCCTTCACGGCGGCCAGCGCTCGGGTCTGTGCGGGGGTCAGCTTCACGGTGTGTTCCTTCCGGTGGGTTGCTGTGTCCAGCTTGGACCACAGCAACCCACCGTGTCAACACCCGATCAGAATTCGTAGTCCAGACCAGCGACCGCGAACGGGTCCCCGGGGTCGGCCGCGTCGAAGCCGTCAGCGGCCGTCTGCGGCGCGCTCAGCGACTGCGTGGCCGCCGGGACCGGGCAGGGCGCCGCAGACTCGTCAGCGGCCGTCCAGGGGTCCCCCTGGGTGTCCTGGCGGTCGGCCACCGGCACCACGCCGGACGGCTCGATCGGGTCCGCCTGCGGCTCGTCGGTACCCCAGCTGTCGTCATCGGCCTTCGCCACCACGACATTGAAGGCGCGCCGCTGCTTCGCACCCAGCTTGACTTCCACGATGTCCGGCACGTTGGACAGCCGCTGGAAGAACGCGCGCTCACCCATCTTGCTGCCGCCGTTGCGCTCTGACCAGGCATTGAAGGCCATCGCGACGTCCCGGCGGCCGGTGCACTGGTCGTCGGCCAGCTTCTGCCCGTGCTTCGCGGGGGTCAACGTACACATGTCCTGGAAGAACTGGACGACGCGGTCCGACTTCGCTTCGAACGCGGACTGGGTCAGCGTGTCGGTGCGGCCGTACCCGCCGCGCGCCAGGAAGCGGCCGTACGCGGCCACCCAGCGGGTCAGGATGCCGGGCAGTTCGGCCAGCAGCTTGTCTTCCAGCGTCTTGTCCTCACGACCCGCGAAGCTGTTCGGGAAGTGGAAGGGCTTCATCCGCTCGGCGTACGCGCGGCTGGCTTCGCTGACGGTCGGCAGCTCGTTGGCGCTGAAGGCAATCAGTGCCTGGTTCGTGAACTCGAACTGCTGGCCGTACTTCCGGTTGGCCTTGATGACGTCTTCGCCGGTCAGCATCTTGAACAGCGACAGGTCTTCCACGTGCTTGTTGCTCAGATCAGCGGCCACGTTCAGCATCCGGCCGTACAGGTTGGCCGCCGCGAAGCTGTCGCGGTCCAGGTCGTGCAGCGTGACCGCGCTGGTGTTGACGGCGCCAGCGATGGCCTTCAGCAGCCGCAGGAACGTGGACTTGCCGGACCGCGACGGGCCGAACAGGAACAGTGCCTTACTGGGCGTCTTCGTCGGGTCGAGCATCGTCCCGGCCACTTCTTCGATGTCGGCCACCAGGCGGTCCACGTCCGCGTCCGTGTGGTGTTCCTGGCGCAGCGCTTCGCGCAGCCACGCGACGTAGGTCGGGGCGGTCGCGTCCACGTCGTACGGGACCGTGACCTGGACGCTGGACATCAGCTCGGGGCTGTGCGGGACGAGCTGGCCCGTGCGAAGGTCCACCATCGTGTTGGTGCAGTTCAGCAGCGGCGCCGTGGCGCGCTCGGGCAGGCGGCACCCCATGCCGCCCAGGCGGCCACGGGCCACCATGCTGATGGTGTTGTGAATGCTCGGGGTGAAGTAGTTCCCGAAGGCGGTCACGATCTTCGACAGGAACGCGTCAGCGTCGACCTGGTACACCCCGTTGATGTACAGGGCAATGTTGCCTTCGCGGGTGATGGCCGCCGGGGTGTCCTTCAGCAGGTCGTCCACGAAGTCGGCTGGCTGAAGGGCGATCGGCTTCGACCGGGTCCGGAAATACTTCGACGCGTCTTCGGTCGGCTGCTTCGCGGCGGGACGCTTACCCAGCTTGTCCGTGGCCTGCGACAGCCACAGCTTCAGCATCTCGGGACGCTTCGACTCGGGGAACCCCGCCAGGACGTCGTCCACGCCCTGCTTCCCGGTGCCGGTCGTGCTGACGAACTGCACGCCCTTCGCGCCATGCTTCTTCAGCTGCTTCGCGAACTGCTCGGCTGCCGCGTAGACGTCCACGTTCGAACTGAAGTCCGCGTCCAGCAGCAGGAAGACTTCCCGCCCGTAGAACGTAGTCAGGTCCGCGTGCTTGTACCCCCAGCAGCCGGACATCCCGTACACCGCGAAGTCCGCAGGTGCGTGGGACAGTACCGCGTACTGCTGCTTCGTCCCTTCAGCGATGATCACGCGGCCGTACGTGTCGCCGTCGCGCAGCCTGTTCAGTGGCACCTTCGTGCCCTTCGGGAACAGGTACTTGACCACGTCGCCTTCGTCGTTGGTGAACGGCTCGTCCGGCCGCGACTGCCACACCGTGGCGCCGACACCGTCCGTCCAGGGGAACCGAAGGCCGGACTGGGTGCTCTCGATGCCGGACGCTGCGATCACGTCGGGGCTGATGGCGCTGTCCAGCAGAAGCTGCTGGTGTGCGGGGGTAATGGCCACGGGATGCTACCCTTCGGTTGTGGTTTGACGTGCTTCGCGGTCGTCACTGCATCTGGGGCGGGACCTTGACGGGGTTCCGCCCCTTCGCCGTTTCTGTGCCCTGATCATACACAGGCTCTGCGATGGGTGCAACCGCTGCTCAGAAGATCCGCAACATGGCGGACGCCTCGTGTCTGGCAGCGGGACCGGGTGGCCTGCTGTCGGCGGTACCGACTCTACACCCGGGGACCGACGGCAGGGGACCAGGAACGCGGGACGTCCCGCGTTTCCCGCGTTTCGCGGGAAGGCCGTTTCCGCAGGTCAGCGGCCAGATGGAAGCCAGATGTCCCGCGTTCCCGCGCCAGAACCAAAGACTTCCCATAGGGGTACATGCACCGGGGGAACCCCAACTACGTCACGTGCGCGCCCGTGTACGAAGAGTGACGGTGACGGCACCAGGTGTGTACATGGGAAGTCTTTGGTTCTGGCGCGGGAACGCGGGAAGAAGAAGCCACAAACACCGTCTGACCTGCGGCTTTCCCCTTCCCGCGTTTCGCGGGAAACGCGGGACGTCCCGGCTTTGAAGGTAAAGATACAGCAAAGTGCTGACGTGTTGCCCCCACCCGCCAGGTTGTTCCTGTACTGTGGTCCCCATGAACGACACCGCGAAGAACACGAGCGCCGACGTCCAGCCGCTCAGCTGGACCGGGAAGAAGCAGTGGGGCAGCGTCGGGAACACGCACCACGCTGAGGCGGACGGCTGGCGGTACACCGTCGACCAGCCCCGGAAGGGCCAGTGGGTCCTGCGTGGCTGGGGCCCGGACGGCGCCTTCCTGTACCGCGATGCCTTCACCACCATGAAGGCCGCGAAGGCGGCGGCCGGTGACCACCGGGACGGGTACCTGGCCGCGAAGATGGCCGAAGGCGTGCCGGACCACCAGTACAGCGACAGCTGCCCGGGGACCTGCTGCGGCGGGGACGAGCCGACCGGCGACGAGCTGAAGTCCGTGCTGGCCGCCCTTCCGGCTGCCGCCATGAAGGTGGCGGACGGGATGCGCAACGCGCTGGCACCCACGATCAATGGGTTCGCCCTGGCCGCCCGCCGCTTCAACTGGCACCACCGCCGTACCTGCGACTGCCCGACCCCGCTGCACACGATGCGGTGCGGCCAGGGCGCGCGGCCGACGGTCGTCACGAAGTCCTGCACCGAGTGCGGGCGCCGCTCGAACCACAAGCTGGACTGCACGAAGGGACGGACCGCCTGATGAACCGCTGGGACGAGATCCAGGCCACCGCCCGGGACGCGGCCGACTGGGTGTGCACCGACCCCGCCGACCGCAACCGGATGGCCAACGACCTGATCAAACTGGTGGCTCTGATGATCCAGGCGACCGGCAAGGGTGTGGCCGTGGACGGGGAACGCGACATGGGCCAGGGCGACCACACGTGCGACGAGCCGACCGCGTGCGCCGGTGACTGCGACCAGACCACGCACGACGCGAAGGCGCACAACCGGTACCTGATGGGTGAGCGGATGCAGACGGCCGCTCAGCAGGTCGCGGACGAGTCCGTGTCCGCCGACATCGAGCGGTACGAGCGGGACGGCCTGGCGCCCGCGTGGGTGTCCCGCCGCGTGGCCGCTCGTGACGGGGAAGGCGACGTGGTGGCGACCACCTGGGGCGCCGGTGACTTCGTCCGGCACCCGGGCGGGAAGCTGTCGCTGGTGCCGCCGCAGAAGCCGGTGACCGGCGCGCCCTGCGGTGCGGTCGACGCGGACGACCTGGACGCGTGCGGCGCCTGCTTCAGCTGTCGCCGGTCCCGCCAGATGAAGCAGCCTGCCGCGTGCCCGGACCACGGCACCCCGACCTGTCCGAAGGACAGCGGCTGTCACCGGGTCATGGGCGACGACTCGTCGCCGTTCGGTCCGGTGCAACGCTGGGGGAAGCTGCCGCAACAGCCGCCGTCGCAGGACTGCGCCTTCCTGCCCGGTGAAGCAACACCCGCGTGTGACTTCGACCCGAACTGTCCGACACACGGCATCCTGGGACAGCCGCCGCAACGGCCCTGACCTGGCGTTTCAGCAGTGCAACAACCCGCCGCGACACGAGTT